CCAGTTCACGATGAAATTAACTGCATGGTCAATTCTGAGCAAGAAAGTCTTGACTTAAAATTGATCATGGAGAATGCTATACCACTCAAAGTTCCAGTTGTTGCCGATATAGATCTCGGACCAACTTGGTGCTAACACAATATGCAAAAAGATATACTAGAAGAAGCTCTCCAGATAACCAATGGAGACCGACGAGAAGACTACGGCGACTGCAAAGTAGAATTCGACCGTATCGCAAAGATATGGTCTGTACTCTTTGAGACAGAGATCACACCCAATCAAGTGGCACTTGGTATGATTGCTCTTAAGCTAACACGCCAGATGCACTCAAACAAAAGAGATAACTGGGTTGATATCGCTGGCTATGCAAGAGTCGGACATATCGCAACTAACACAATATAACAATGACTGATCCATTATTAGAAGAACCAGAAATCATTCCTATTGGAGAAATCCAAGTGGAACAACCACGAGATGTTCCGCTTAGCGAACTTACCGCTAAAGCAGAGGAACTCGTTCAACTGGACGAGCACGTACTCGACCTAGAGAAAGAACTGTCAGAACTCAAGCAAGTACGCAAGACTGTGGCAGAAGAACACATTCCAATGATTATGGAAACTGCTGGTGTGGATACATTACAACTAAGCGACGGCAAGAAGATTGCCATCAAACAGTTTGTAGACGCCCGTATCCAAAATCCAGACGTAGCATTCAACTGGCTGCGTGACACCAACAATGACTCAATCATCAAGAATGAAATCAGAATCCAACTCGGACGAACAGAGGATAGTAAAGCTCAAGCAATTGTCGAAACGATACAAAGAGAGTTCGGCATCGATGCAGACGTTAAAATTACTGTCCACAATGCAACGCTCAAAGCCTTTTGTCGCGACGCACTGGAAGATCCAGAACTAGCGGCATCTATACCTCGTGAAGCCTTTGGTATATACCAAGGTAAGCGAGCAAAAGTAACAAAGTAACATAAGTAACCAAAAGTAAAACAAGTAACCAAAAGTAATTATGGCATTCGATATCACAACCGTAGCAGGCAAGGGCACAGAGAATCTGGATTCAGGTTCCGCTATGCCTTTTATTCGTATCCTACAGGATATGTCTCCTCAACTGAAGAAACAAAAAGAAGAATACATCGAGGGGGCAGAGTCTGGTGACTTGTTCTTTAATAAGAACAAGACCGTGATACCACAACCTGCTGAAATCATCCCATGCTTTACACAATCCGTGTACACAGAATGGGTTCCACGCAGTAGTGGTGGTGGCTATGTAGCTACGCACCCGCTAAGCATCACGTCCAATCCCAAGTATGAGAAGGGTCGTGAACGTCAGTATGACGAATGGCTTGGTGACAACGAACTGCGTTTCACAACATACTTCTTTGTTCTACTCAACATCAATGGTGAGTGGGAACAAGCTGTTATTCCGTTCACGGTATCACAGCTTCGTGTCGCAAGGAAGTTCACAAACGACATCAACCGATTCAGATATGAAGACGATGCTCTTAAGGGTGTTGTACCTCCTCTCTTTGCTCAAAAATGGGAACTGGGAACAACACTGGAAACAAACAAAAATGGTGATGACTACTATAACTTCAGCATCACTAACAGCACTCCGCTGGACTTGGAGAAAGATGAAGATCTGTTATCCTTGGCTGCTGAAACATACTCTGCAGCTACTGATACTCCTCTGTTACAAACTTCAGAGACTCCTCAGTTGGTTGATTCAGCCATTGCAGCGTCTCCGTTCTAAACTATCTTAAGTTACCACACGTAAGCCTTGGGGGTTTATTCCCCCAAGGTTTTTTTGCCATGATCCCACTTACACATTTAGCTACACAATTTAACGAACTATTCAAAGCCAACCCTAACGTCTTTGGTCAGACAAAACTGACAGGCAAAGTTCGTGACAGGGATGGTAAGCAAGATTCAAAATCTTTTTTAGTAAAGTCCCAATTAACTGTTGATGTGTGGGAGGAGCACATCAAAGGCGAACGCCTGATTGGTTGTACACCAATCCTTGAAGACAACAAAGTTATGTGGGGCGCACTGGACATCGACGTGTACCAAGATTCCAGTACCATTGAAGACTTACGAGCCAGCGTCAACGAGCATAAGTTGCCGTTTATTATATGTCGTTCCAAGTCTGGCGGTGCGCACGTCTACCTGTTCATGTCGGAGCCTGTTCCAGCGAAGGATATGATTGACAAGCTAAAGACGTACAGTGCGTTCTTTGGTCAAGGCGTCTGTGAGATATATCCGAAGCAGCCAAAGATTGGTAACCGCAAAGACGACAGTAAGTACGGCAACTGGATCAATATGCCGTACAGCGGTAACCCCACGTTACAGTATGCCATTGACGAAGAAGGTCAGGCACTAAACCCAGAAGCATTTATTGAGTACGCAACAAAGCGTAGATTATCGTTAGAAGATTTTGGCAACCTTGAAGTTCCCAAGTTGGGAACCGAGGAGTTGCTGCCAGAGGGTCCACCTTGCCTGAATTATATATTCGAAAAGAGAACCAAAGAATCAGAGAACCGAAACGTAACATTGTCCAATGTAGCAGTGTACCTCAAAAAAGCAGAGCCATCGGACTGGAAATCAATGCTTCATAAATTCAATAAGAAGTTTTCAGATCCTTTACCTGACAGAGAAGTAGACGCCATAATCAAGTCCTATGAGAAAAAGGACTACAAGTACCAGTGTGCCCAAGAGCCACTGTGCAGATACTGTGACGCTAAGATGTGCGGACAACGTCGTCACGGAATCGGGCAGGAAGAGTTCCTGCCAAACAACCGTTCGCTTATCCAACTCAAGAGTGATCCACCTCTGTGGTTCCTGACTCTTGACCACGAAGAGATACAGCTAACAACCGCTGAGTTCGACAACTTCAATATGTTTAACCAGCGCGTAATGGAGCGGTTACTGTTCAAGTACCCGCCAATCAAGCAAGAAGACTGGGTGAAGCAGCAGAACCTGCTACTCAAGAACTGTGTGCGCATCGAAGTACCATTTGAGATGACGCCTGTTGGACAGTTTGTTGAATATCTGTCCACGTTCTGTGCCAACGCCAGCGAAGATGTCAGCCACATTAAGAACGGTGCTGTCAAACAAGCTGGTAGTTGGTACGTCTTCCGCATGGTTGACCTAAAAGATTACCTAAACCAGCAGCGGTTCTCGGAACTAGCAGACAATAAACTGCTGTCCGTACTTAAGCGAACACTGAAGGCTGACACCACACGAGTATCACTCGGTGGTTCACAGATCCGTTGTTGGCGAGTACACGGTGACAACCTACACCTCGACCCAACGCAGCCAATGCCAAACCTAGAAACTGATGACAACTACTAATACAACAATTTATGTAGCCAGTGCTGGCACAGGTAAAACAACGACACTGATGGACAGGCTATCTGTCTGTCTGGAGAACACCAAACCGAATAAGATTTGCTTTACCAGTTTTACCAAAGCAGCAGCACAGGAAGCTATCGACCGCGCTCTTGTAAAGAATCCTGACTACGAAGAGAAAGACTTCTCTGCATTCAGTACACTACACGCGCTGTGCTACCGACGTGTACCGCACAAGCAGATGCTAAACAGTCAGGACTACAAGTTGCTGGGTCAGTTACTGGGTCTGTCAATCACAGGTTCCGCATCGCTGTACAACAACAACTCTACCAGTAATCTGGGTAAGGGTGACAGGTTATTACAGTACGAGTCACTTATGCGTAACACGCTACAACCAGCAGCCACGGTTCTTGCGGACCAAGTCAATACAAAATTCAAGCCCGAAGAACTGGAAGAGTTCTCAAAATTCTACCGCCAGTTCAGAGCAGAAAAAAACAAGTACGACTTCACCGACCAACTGGAAGCATTCCTTGCTCACAAGGTAAAACTAAATGTTGACTATCTATTCGTTGACGAAGCACAGGACTTGTCACCGCTTCAGTGGAACATTATCAATTATATCTCCAATGAAGTTAAACAGGTATTCATTGCTGGCGACGACAAGCAAAGTATCTTTAAGTTCTCTGGCGGTGACCCTAAGTCACTAATTGAAAAGGAAGGTGACCGCATCATTCTGGACACAACGTACCGCCTGCCCAAGAAAGTACTTGCGTATGCAGAAACCGTAGCCAATCAGATCACAGAGAAACAGGAGTACAGTGTTACACCGTACGAACACAACGACGAAGGCTGTGTACACAATATCCGATCGCTTAACGATCTGGACTTCACCCAAGGAACTTGGTTCCTGCTCTGTCGGAACAAGGTTCTCATGTCCATCTTCGAAGGCTACCTGCTAAAGAAGAAACTGTTGTTTGTATCAGGCGGTGACACATCGTTGTTCAAAGAACGTCAGATCTTTTTCATCAAGATGTGGGAACAACTACGTCTTGGTTACAAGTTCAAGGCATCGCTCATCAAAGAACTGTATCGCGACTACTTACCGACAGGCGTAGCCGTGGGACGTGGAGCCAAGACACTTATCGATACAATGCCAGACAATCATTTGTTTGAGAAAGAAGAACTCATTTCCAACTTCGGTCTGCGTACACTTGCAAAGTGGGATCAAGTGTTTCGTCTGCCAGACGCAACTAAGTCAATCTTACTGCACGCAGAAAAAGAAGGTACGTTTGACAAGGCTGCCAACATTGAAGTAAATACCATTCACGCATCAAAAGGTAGAGAGGCTGACAACGTAGTTGTTATGCCCGATATGACACAGACTACCTACCAACACTACCGTAAAGATCCAGACAACGAACACCGTGTATTCTATGTCGCCTGCACACGCGCCAAGAAAAATCTGTATCTGCACTACCCAGTAACCACACGATTCTATCCGTTACCATGAACTACGTATACAAAACAAAACCACTAAAACACCAGCGCGAAGCAGTTGAGCGATTTGCCAACAAAGCCTACGGTGCGCTGTTCTGCGAGATGGGTACAGGCAAAACCAAGATTGTACTCGACATCGTTCGCAACTCCACAGACTTATTCGAAGCTGTTGTCATCGCTCCCAATGGTCTACACCACAACTGGGAAGTAAACGAAATCCCCAAGCACGTTGGTTCCAGTAGCAACACACCAGTTCTAACGTACTGCTGGAAGGGACCAATCAAATCAAAGAAGGCGCAGCAGGAGTTCAACCGATTCTGCAAAACAACGGACGTCTGCAGAATCTTCCTAATCAATGTAGAGGCTATACGTACCGCTGCTGGCTTTGACACCACTAACAAATTCTTGTCTACCTGCGTCGGTCTTAGGCATATGATTATTGACGAGTCCACCTGTATCAAGAATCCAAAAGCGATACAGACAAAGCGTGTGCTTAAACTGGCTGAACAAGTTGACCGTAAGTGGATACTCAACGGTACACCGATCACACAAAGCCCGCTTGATTTGTTTACGCAGTGCAAGTTCCTCAACAAGAACGCTATTCCATATACTACGTACACTGCGTTCAAACACGCATTTGCCATTGAGACTACAATGACAATGGGCAGCCGTTCGTTCCGTAAGATTATCGGTTACCAGAACCTTGAGAACCTGACCAAGTTACTTGAGCCATTTACTCTGCGTATCGAGAAGAAAGACTGCTTAGACTTACCAGACAAAACATTCACACAGGTAGCCATCGAAATGACTGCGGAACAACGCAAGATCTACAAGTCAATGAAAGACGACTGCCTTGCACTTTTAGAAGGTGGCGAACTAGTCACATCCACTATCGCGCTAACGCGCATCGTCAAGCTACAACAAATCCTAACAGGGTTTATTACAGCTGATGACGGCACAGAACACGCCATTGAAAACAACAGGATAGCTGCTCTTCTGCAAATTGCGGAGACAACACAGCCTCTGGTAGTGTTCTGTGCCTACAAGTTTAATATCCAGCAGATCCGTGAGGCTCTGGAGAAGAAGTTCCCTAGCAAAAAGATCGTGGAGTACACTGGCAATGTCAGTGACAAGGTACGTAACGAAGGAGTTCGTCAGTTCCAAAATGGTCAGGCTGATTTCTTCCTTGCCACCTCTGCTGCTGCGAAGGGTTTGACATTACACCGTGCATCAACAATGGTGTACTACTCCAATAACTACAGCCTTGAAACCAGACTCCAGAGCCAAGACCGCATCCACCGTATCGGTCAGGACAACAAGTGTACATACATTGACCTTGTGGTTCCACAAACTGTAGACGACGCGATTCTTAAACGACTTCAAGAAAAGAAAGAACTGTCCAACATGGTGTTAGACGACTTAATTGAAATCATAAAATGACCAAAATACCATCAACCAACCGCTCAATATTTGACCAGAACCAGCAAAGAATACTGGAACGTGGTCTGCATTCACTATCACTAGCCTGTGACGCACTCACAGAACAAAACAAACAACTCAACAAAGATATACAGGCACTCAAGGCTAAGAATGCACGTCTTGAAGAAAAGCTTTTAACACTATAGTTATGAAACGTAAAAAGGTAGATCTCGTCCGAGAGTACATCAGTAAGTACCCAGAACATGGGAACCGTACAATTGCTCTGTTAATCATCAAAGAAAACCCCAACCTGTACACAACCGTGGAAGCTGCCCGCAATGCAGTACGCTACGCTCGTGGTAACTCTGGGAAGAAGAACCGAATGGACGCTGGTCCCAATACCAAGTATTTCCGTAAGAACGGCAAGGCTGGTGAGTACAAGATCCCAAAGTCTCTTGTTTCCAAGAAACGTGTGGTCAACTTACCAGACGGTAAAACGCTGCTACTTTCGGACATCCATCTACCTTTCCACGATGTTGACGCTCTTGAATGTGCGCTCGACCACTGTAAAGACCCAACCAATATCGTACTAAATGGTGACACAGTTGACTTCTATGCAACCAGTCGCTGGGAGTCAGACCCAAACAGTCGTGACCTAGCAGGCGAGTTACAGGCAAGTCGCCAGTTCCTGATGCACCTACGTGAGCGGTTCCCAGAAGCCAATATCTATTTCAAAGTAGGTAACCACGAAGAACGCTGGGAAAAGTTCCTGTGGCGCAAGGCTCCAGAAGTCTGCGGTGTACCAGACTTTAAGCTTGAGAAACTTCTACGCTTTGAAGACTTGGACATCCAAGAGATCGGCGGTCGTCAACTATGTAAGGCTGGCGGACTCTGGATACTTCACGGACACGAGTTCTTTAATACCTTTGACCCAGTAAACTTTGCACGTACGCTGCAAGTAAAGACTGGAGTCTGTACAATTGCTGGTCACAAGCACAAGACTAGTCAGCACTCAGTCAAGTCTATGGACAACAACACAATCGCCTGCTGGTCAGTCGGTTGCTTGTGTGACCTAGAGCCAGACTATATGCCAGTGAACCAATGGAACTTGGGCTTCGCTGAGATCACCCACAAGGGTAAGAAGTTTGAGGTAAACAATTACCGTATTATTGACGGTGAAGCTTATCGTTAAAAGCAATAAGACACAAAAAGCCCCAGATCGTAAGGTCTGGGGCTTTTTTTATGAAAAAGTACTCATAGGTTTAAGTTAGTAACCAAAAGCAGTCCACATAAAACTGGCTGCAGCATCTACTGTATTTTTTAAAGTAAAACCCGATGTTGAGCTGCTTGACACTATAAAATGTTTCGGGATAGAACTGCTGCCTGTTTGCGTTACGTGCACTGTTTTAATACCTGTCGGGAATGCAGTTGTGAATGAGATATTTTCAGAGGTATCCCCACCTATAGTTCCTGAACCAAATTTTATGATTAACCCACCAGAAAGAGTAGCAGATTCACCACCAGTATAGTTAGGCACAGCCGAATTATCCACGTAATCCTTAACAGCGGCATTTGTTGGAACATTGTCATCATTGTCGTAATTGGCAATTCCCTCAGCTTCTGTTGTAATCGGCAACGCAGAAATACCAACATTATTAACAGCCGTGTATACACCACCACTTGTCACCATACTGGTACTGCCCTCCGTTGGTGTGGTATCGGCATTGTGTACCTTACCGATAGCTGAGTTAATCTCAGTCCCTGTCTGTGATAATGAAAAAGTACTCATAGTTTAACCGCTTGGATTGTTGCATCGTTTATTGTGCAACTTGAACTTCCTGCAAGCTCATCTGCTCTAATTTTAACAGTAAAAGAATTAGTGGAGTTAACCAAAAGAGTATCATTGAAAGTTGATTCTGCAGTGCTGCTAAACCTTTTATAGTGCGCCACAGAATTGTTTAAATAAAATTCAACATTGTAAGCTGCATTGTAGTTTGTGCTCGACAGTGATGCTTTGATGTAAAACCTAACTATCCAAACGCCAGCTCCAGTAATAGTAACAGTTCCAGATGATTCGGAAATACCTGACCCGCTAAGGGTGTATCCACTAACATCGGTGTCAGTATTGACAGTTTGTGTCGATTTCGTGGCGGAAAGTAATGATGGTGTCTTACTATCCACGTAATCCTTTACCGCCGCATTTGTTGGAATATATTGATCGTTGTCGTAATTGGTGATTCCATCAACTTCTGTTATGATCGGCAGTGCAGAAATACCAATGCTGTTAACAGCATCAAATACACCATCACTTGTCACCATATTGGTACTGCCCTGCGTAGGTGTTGTGTCAGCGTTGTGTACCTTACCGATAGCTGAATCAATTTCAGCGGCAGTTTGTGATAAATTATAAGTAGCCATTTGTTAACATTTCCACTTACGTAGTGCCAGTGCTTTTCTTGTAGGACGTCCCTTAGAGTCCTTCATTGGTCCCTTGACCCCGCCCATACGAGCACAGAAAGACTTACGACGCTTAGCAGCCTTGGACCCACGCTTCACTTTACCAGTTACAGGAGCCTTTAGGTTGGCTCCTTCCTTGGCTTTAAAGTATCGACGTCCCGCTGCGGTCAGACCGCCTGTCTTGCTCTTATGTTCTTTTCTCATTTTTTTCTACGAATAGCTTTTACTTTACGTGGTTTACCCGCTGGTTGTCCAATTCTTTTTTTCTCAGAAATCCGTGTGCGTTTTTCACTTTCGGATATTTCGCTTGAGGTCGCAGGTGTCTTTGAACTCACACGCTTCGATGGTCTGCAATATGGCGTTCCGCGCTTTTCGCCCTCTTGTCGTCCGCAGGGCTTCCCTGAGCGAACATCTTTCCAGTCCTCTTTGAACCATCTCCGAAGAGCTGCACCCTTTGCTGTCTTGCGAACCGCCATTTACTTTTTTTTCTTTTTTGATTTGCTACCCCAACTGCTTACGCCAACTTTACGACACTTTGCAATAGCACCAGAAGCATAAGCAGAGGGGAATACCCTATACCTAGCTTTGACTTTTTTATAGCAAGCATCTTTAGGCATTGTTACTTTTGCTTACGGTTATATTTTACTTTCTTACCTTTTTTCTTTGCAGCAGCCTTAGCCATTGCAATTCCTTTAGGTGTGTACGAGTACTCTTTTCCGTTTACTTTAGGCATAATTATTTAACTTGAGATGAACCGAAATAGAAGCCGACGATAGCTAATGCTGTCTGCCGAACTTCTGGTAAAATTACATAGCCAGTGACTGTTTCATAGGTCTAATAAATTTCCTTCTGTAAGAGTATAACCTGTATCAATTCCTTGGGCTGTGTCAAGAGCAGCAATTGCTGCATTTACTTCTGGAATAAGGTTAGCGTAGAAAGGACCACTGTTTGGGCCATAAAAAAGGCTAACCAGCCAAAGTTCTTTGTTTACTGCACAAAAAATTGGATTACCAGAATCTCCAGTTACTATGCTTTCTGGTTTTACAAACCACCTACCCCAAGTTCTTTTCCAAGAAGGATAATTTCCTGTAACTTGATCGTGAGGATAGTCAAACGAGTCATTATTTAGTCCATAAAAAACTGCCCAGATTTTATCGTAAAAATTACGATTTGGTCTAAAAGTTTCGTGAGTAAAAGGGTGTGTTTTATGTTCTTGATCACAAGCTACTAGGGCTATACGTGGTTTTTCAACTCTATCTACTATGTTAGATCGTGAAGAACTACTGCTTGTTTGATCTACATCGTGTAAAACATTCTTGTAGGCAGATGGAAATATCTTACATGGTGTTATTGTACTAGGTAAATCAGAGTCAAGTAAGATTACTCCAATGTCCGTATTTACAGGTCCACTAACTGGATCATTCCAAGTAAGTTGACTACTCTGTTGTACAACAGTTCTCTCAATAACTGTATTATCAGTTGTTACAAAACGAACCTTTGTACCCACGTTTGGAGTATACTCAGAGTGCCAAGCCGAAACAGCGTGTCTTGGAGTAACGGCAGTAGTAAGTCTAAGGTTGTCTGCTGCCTCTTCACTATAAGGTGCTCGGCAAGTAAAAGCCTGTTCATATCCCTTCAGCCAAAAGTCTGTGTTTGTCACATACGAAGGCGTAGTGTGGTCTACAGTTGTAAACAGTTTTCTCTGGTCAAGAGTAGCATTAGCTCCAGCGTCTACATCTTTGGACAACACATCTCTCCAGTTTGCTGATTTAGGAAACTCTCGTAAAAGAGCCCGTGTAGTAGAGTTTTCTACAGACTGGTAAGACTCGGAGACACTGGAAAACCTTGTCTGCATTACTTCTTTCTTTTGTTATGAAAGATCATTCATTTAACTTGAGATGAACCAAAATAGAAGCCAACGATAGCCAATGCTGTCTGCCGAACTTCTGGTAAAATTACATAGCCAGTGATTGTCTCCCACTTGGCTCCTTTAATAAGACCAAACAAAAAGCTTGTGTCCTTTTGTACTGATACTCCTACGTCAGTAAACGCAACAATAAAGGGAGCTGCTATTACTGCGAACATAGTCGCCACGGTAATAAACCGACGAACCCATGGACCACTGGAACCGCCACGCTTAGCAGCAGCGTCAGCCGACGCATCAGCCACTTCCTGCTTCTTAATGGTCTGTTCAAACAGTGCTGCTTGATTTTGCATCTGCGCGGCGATCAGTTTCATTACGAAACCACTCACGCCTCCGCCGAGCATAGCTATAAGTTCTGGGGTCATATTATTCAGTTATCCCTTCTTTGACCTGTAGTTTCCGAACTACATTATTGATTTCTTTAAGATTTGATTCAACGTAGGTAAGGCGTAAATTCTGCTCAGCGTCATCAGGCAGTGCACCAAGCTCGCCACGGGGCCACTTGATGCGGAACTCTGAGTTCATCCCAATCTCTATATCCTTGACGTGCTGAGTTTGTTCTAAGTGGGTAATGCGTGAAATTAAATTGACGTAGCCAGTAAC